CTGATCCTCGACGAGTACATGCTGATGCACGAGGGCGCCTGGCAGGACGTGGGCGCCCCGATGCTGCTCGACAACGACGGCGATGCCGTGTTCATCTACACCCCGCCGAGCAGACGCACCAGGCACCTGTCGCGCGCCGACGACCCGCGCCACGCCTCCAAGCTGTTCGCGAAGGCGGCAGACGACACCACGGGTCGCTGGGGGGCGTTTCACTTCACGTCGCGCGACAACCCGCATATCTCACAGGACGCGGTCGCCGAGCTCGCGCAGGACATGACCCAGCAGAGCATCAAGCAGGAGATCGACGCCGAAGACCTCGAGGATGTGCCAGGCGCGCTGTGGACCAGGAAGCTGCTCGACGAGACGCGCGTCTCGAAAGTGCCTGAGATGGTCAAGATCACCGTCGGCGTCGATCCCACCGGATCCGCCGGCGGCGACGCCTGCGGCATTGTCGTCGTCGGCAAGGGCGTGGACGGCCACGGCTACGTGCTCGAGGATTGCACGATCCAGGGCAGCCCCGGCCGCTGGGCTGGCCAGGCCGTGGCAGCGTACCAGCGCTGGCAGGCCAACCGGATCGTCGCCGAGAGCAACTTTGGTGGCGACATGGTGGCCCATACGATCGAGACGGTCGATGGTGCCCCGTTCGTCTATCTGGTCCATGCGAGCCGCGGTAAGCTGGTGCGCGCCGATCCAATCGCCGCCCTCTCCGAGCATGGACGCCTGCACATGGCCGGCGTCGTGGATGGCCTCGAATCTGAGATGGTGAGCTACGACGGGACGGGCAAGAGCCCGAATCGTCTCGACGCTATGGTGTTCGCGGCAACCGACCTCGGCCTGCAGTACGGCGCATCAGCGGGGATCTGGTGAAACATGACGAGTAGAAGCCTGGCCACATTCACCCGGGAGCGGCTTACGAAAGCCGCGCGGTCACGCACGCGAGATGCCACGTTCAGCGCCGTCGGCGGCACGCTGCGCTCGCTGGCGTCGTCGACCCTCTCACTCCTGCAGGGCGTCGAGAAGCGCGGCTGGGCGGTCGGGGTGGACGGTCAGACCGTGCGGATGCTCGATACCTCACCCGCAAGTCTGCTCGGCCAGCTGAGCCTGAATGAGATCGTCTATGCCTGCATGCGCGAGCGCATGAAGGTGCTGATCTCGCCCGCCTTCCTCGTCGAGCGCCGCCAGCCGGACGGCACCTATGTCGTCGACCACGAGCACGAGCTGACCGGCCTGCTCAGGCGCCCTGGTCCCAACCTCGACACGGCGACGCTCTGGCGCTGCCTCGAGGCAAGCTACTCGAGCATCGGCCGGCTGTACATCGAGCCAATCCGCGGCAGCGCATCCGGGGCCCTGCGCGGCCTCAATCCGCTCAACCCGGTCTACATCACCGAGCGCTATGAGGATGGCCAGCTTGTCTCCTACGACTGGCGCCCGCCGGATGGCCCGGTCGTCATCTTTGCGCCCGATCAGCTGATTGTCAGGCGGGCCGTCGATTGGGCCGATGTGCCGCCGCTGATCGCCGCGCTGGGCTCGGTGGAAGCGGACCAGTTATCCAACGACTTCATGCGCGGCTTCTTCTCCAATGCCGGCGTGCCCTCCGGCATCGCCTTCGCGATCATCACCCCCTGGCGCACGAAATCCTGCGAGCCGCCGCGCCGGCCGAAGCCGCCGCCGGGGTCGGACCGGTATACCTCGCATTTGTCGAGCGGCAGCCCGGAGGCCTCCGACAACGCCGCGAGCGAAGCCTCGGCGTTCTGCGACGGCAGCTGGTCGGAGACCCTGACGGATGCCTTCCGCGTGAAGTGGATGGAACGCTTCGGACCGTCGGGCATGGCGGCCGGCGGTCCTGCCATTTTCGATGAGAACATCGAGAGCTATACGCGGCTCGGCGTGTCGCTCAACGAGCTGGACAACGAAACGCTGCGCATGTTCATCGAGACGCGGATCTGCATGTGTTTCGGCGTCCCCCCGCTGATCATCTATGCCTACGCCGGCCTGCTCAAAGCAACCTATTCGAACCTCCAGGAAGCCTGGTCCTCCTTCTGGGACGCGACCGCGCTGCCCCTGCTCAAAGAGTGGGCCGAGTGGATCAACTGGTCCCTCCTGACGCTCTATGAAGACGCCGACGACGTGCTGCTCGGGATCGTCCGGTGCAGATTCGATCCGTCCGGCCTGGGACCGTACCAGGAAGACGTCGACGCCAAGATCACGTTGTACCGTGACGCCTATGACGCCGGCGCCGTGACCATGAACGAGCTGCGCGCGGTGATGGGCCTGGCCGCGCATCCTGACGGCGACATCTTCAAGGCGCCGCCCGCGCCACCGGTGCCCTGGCAGGTGCCACCGAGCACCCCGCCCGTGACCACGGGAGACGAGCCGGCGACGGGTGCGACGAAGGCGCTGCCACCGGGCCAGGTGCCCTCGTTCCTCCATATCCGCGACACCAAGGCAGCGCCGAAGCCCTCTGCGCGTCTTGATGCCGACGTGACGAAGTACCTCAAGGATCAGTACGCAAAAGCCCGCAGGCTGTGGATCGCCGGCAACAACCAGGGCGCCGACGCGGTGATCCGCGAGATCGGGGAGCAGTTGGACAGTGGCATCGCGCTCTTCGGCGTGCTGGGACCGCACGAGCGCAAAGCGTATGGTGATTCATGGAAATCAGCAGCGCAGCGCATTGATTTTCCAGCGGTGATTGATTCGGGCGACGTGACCAGCGCGGTCGACCTGCTAGCCGAGCGCTGCAAAGGCATCTCGGACACGACCAAGCAGGAGATCACCGACCTGATTCTCAAGGGCGCGACCGAGCAACAGACCGATGCCGAGATTGCCGCGGCCCTGGCCGAGCTGGGCTTCGAGCGGTCCACAGCACGCGCGCCGCTGATCACGCGCACCGAGCTTGCGGTCGCAAGCTCAACGGCTGCACGAGACGCCTACCAGGCAAGCGGCGTGGTCTCTGAGCTCGAATGGCTGACCGGGCCGGATCCGTGTCCCGACTGCCAGGCCAGGGATGGCAAGCGCTACCCGCTGGACAGCGCGCCCGAGCTGCCCGCGCATCCGGCATGCGTATGTGACATGGCCCCTATTCTTGCGGAGGTACTGGCATGAGTGATGACCTACGCGCGGCCGAGGCGCTGGCCGCGCTGCAAAGCCTGGACACCGGGCGCATGGAATACAAAGCCGACATTGCGACGGCCGTGCTCGACATAGACAACAGGGACGTCACAACCTTGTTCAGCGTGGATAACCTGGACGATGGTGGGGATATTGCCGAGGTGACCGCGTTCAAGCGGACGATCAACCATCGGCGCGAGAAGATCCCGCATATTTTTATGCATGACCTTCATTCCCCCGCGATCGCCCGGATCATGGACTTTCAGACGTTGCGGCGTGCCGAGCTGCCGACCGACGTGCAACAGCAGTACCCCGAGGCAACCGGTGGCGTCGCCTGCGTCTCGCGCTACTTGAAAAGCGGTCGCGGCGCCGAGGTCTACGATGGCCTCAAGGAAGGCATCCCCTACGGCGCAAGCATCGGCTATCGCGCCCTTGACGTGGCGCGTGAGACGCGACCGGACGGCCGCAAAGCACGCCGGATCAAGGAGCTGGCGCTCTACGAAATCAGCACCACGCTCCCGGGCCACGCCATGAACGCGGCAACCCGCACGCGCCTGGGCGTCAAGGTGTTGGAAGCGTTGGAAGAGTTCAAAGCCGGCTGGCGGCATGGAAGCCACGCCGATCTGACGGCATTACGCCAGATGGCCGCCATCCTTGCCGAGTTAATCCCTGATACAATCCGATTGATCGAGCCCGCCCCGCTGGTCCAGCCAGCACGCACCTCGTCAGCGATTGATGACCTTCTCTCCGAAGTCAGCACAATCTACGAGGTGTCCAATGTCAGCATACGCGGCCAGACTTAAGTCCGAGATGCGCCCGAAGCTGGACGAGCTTCGGGAGCTCAACGAGCTGGACGAACAGACCCCGGAACACAAGTCCCGTATCGACACGTTGGTTGTCGAGCTTGGCGGGATGAAAACCGAGTACGACAAGTCGATCGAGCGCGAGACGAAGGCGCTCGAAGCCCAGGCCGGCTATGATGGCCTGACCGATCCGATCCAGCCCGCCCGCGCCCGCTATGACGTGCCGAGCACGGGCAAGCCGGGACAGACCGAGCACAAGTCAATCAGCGACTACCTGGTTGACAGCCGCGAGTTCAAGAACCCGCGCAACAATTACTACAACGTCACCGAGCCGATGCCGGTCGCGACGCTCTACCCGTTCCTCGAGAGGAAGGCCGCGTTTGTCCCCGGCAATATCGCCCAGGCGCACGGCGACGTGCGGATCATCGCGCCGCTCGAGGCCGGGCTCAAGTTCCCCTTGCTGTCATTCTTGAACACCGTGCCGTGGAATGACCTCGTGGTGCCCTACCTGCCCTTGACCTTCACGAACAACGCGCGCGAGCAGGCGTTCGCCGAGGCCAAGGCCGAGTCGACCAACTCCGGCACGATGGCCACGGTGCAGATGTCGACGATCGCGCATTGGATGGAAGTGCCGCGCCAGATCCTGCGCGCCTTGCCAACCCTGCGCGCGGTGATCGACAACGAGCTGCTCAACGGCGTGTTGGCGAAAGTT